GTAGTTGGTGTACCAGCTCGGCAGAACCGTTTGGGAGATCGTATTTTCGGTCTTCGTACCCATCAGACGCGGCCCCCGGACATGTAGGCTTCGGGCTTCTTAGCGCTCAGGCTGAACTTGCCTTTGGCGAGCTTCTTGCCCTTGTGCTTGCGGACGTTCACCCGGAACGCATCGAGCTTCTGGGCGCCTGCCTTGTTCGACCCGTCGCCGAGCAAGGCCACCGTTTCGGCGTCCATGACGTACTCCCCGTCGCTCAGCGCGGCCGGGATGTCGTCGCTGCGGCCGGTGCCGACGCCTTCGACGGCGAACTGCTTGCGCGGGCGGCGCGAGGGCTGGCCCCCTCGTGCATAGCCGTTTGCGGAATTGAAGAACGCCCGACCGGGCCCGTAGCCGTAGTTCTCCCAGTCTTCCTGCGTCATGTCGGCCGTGCTGCGCGCGCCGAGGTTCGCCGCCAGCCCGTTCGGAGGCGGGAGCTGGCCGCTGAACACGCTCGGCAGCATGGCGTAGGGATCCTTCATGGTCGCGTAGGGGTCGACCTTGCTGCCCTTTGTCGACGACTTGGCCTTGATTGCAAGGCCGGGCGCCGCCATCAGGAGCTTCTGCTGCGTGGTCAGGGGCTGGGTGCTTCCGACCTTCTGGGTCTGCACCGCCAGCGACGACTGCGGAAGCGACAGCGGCGTTTCGAGAGCCGACTGCAGACCGCCAGACACCCCGGCCGGAAGCCCGGCGCCGGACGTCCCCGTCGGCACGAGGGGGGTCGAGAAAGCGCTCTGCATCTCCGGCGAGAGGTCCGCACGGGTCGGGGCGCCGACAGAGGACACCCCGCCAGCTTGCGGCATGCCTGCCTTGGTTGCGTAGCTCACGCCGCCTGTGGCGAGCGCGCCGAGCAGCGGGTCGCCGCCCTGAATGCCGGACGCGACGCCGCCTACCAGCCCGTTGCCGAGCGCGGTGGCGATGCGCGGATCCTTGATGCCGGTGAACTTTCCGAGCTTGCCGCCAAGCCCTCCTGCGAGGCCGCCAGTCAGCACACCACCGAGCGCGCCCTTGGCGCCGCCCGCAAGCGCACCGCCCGCGCCGCCGAGCAGCATGTTGCCGCCCAGCTTGCCGATGCCCAGAGACGAGCCCAGCTTGCCGCCCAGCCCTGCGCCCATTGCGCCGGTCAAGCCCCCTCCGATAGCACCCTTGAGGCCCCCGGTGACGCCGCCAAGGCCCGCGCTCAGCGCGATCGACGCCAGCGGCCCGATGCCCGGCACGAACGGCAACGCGATCTGCGCCACCTGCGCGAGCGGCTTGGCGATTTTCTTGACCTTCTTCCACACCTTTTTGAGAAAGAACTCGGGCATGCCGGTGTCCGGATTGATGCTGGGCGGGCCCCACATCTCCGTCAACTCGTCTAGCTCTTCCTTGTTGATGTGGACCGTCTCGGTGTCGCCGTAGCGCCCCGCCGAGCGGATCTTCTTGGCCTCGGACACGAGGCCACCCTTGGCGTACTTGTGCGCCACGTCATCGTAGAACAGGGAGACCGGGAAGAGGTCGCCTTCGCCACTGAACCGAAGCGCCGAGGGAACCGCCGCCATCGGGTTTTTGAATTGTGCAACGCCCACGTCAGACGGTCCTTTCAAGCATCGGATAACTGCGCATCGCCCAATCGCGCCAATCCGTGAATTGATAGGGGTCCGGCAGGATGCGCTGCGCAAGGATAGGCGCGCGTACAAGTCCTACAGCCCAGTCCCTCCACATCGTTTCGTCGGCAAGCACGCCGAGATCCCATGGGAGGTCTAGGGCGAACATAACACTGTCGGCCCAGTCTGTCAGCTTCATATTGCGAGGGTCGATCATCCGAGCAACCGCCCGTCAGACGGCGCCGTGTGGACCAACGTGTGGCCCATCTGATAGTCCCCGCCCACGGTGTTGCTCTCGAACCGGAAGCGCAGCTGGCGCCGCTGCTCCTTGAACATGACGATCTGCTCTTCCGGGGAGGACGCGACAGCAGGGAAAACCTTGGCCTCTCCGTCAACCTCCGGCGCCCGGGCGTTCGAGCGCCCGCGCACGCTCACCGTCATGTCCCCGGACTGTATGAAGTCCGGCTCCATGACCAGAACCTGCAGCGCCTTGTCCGCGCCCGCCATGACCGGAAGCGATACTTCGGCGGTTTCGAAGCTCGACGGGATAGGCTCCGTGATCGTCCCGTCAACCTTGTCTACCCCAGTTTCATGGACCCAGAGTTTGTACCCGCCGCCGTCGGGTGTGTTGCTGGTCATGAGAGGGCGGCGGAAGACGGCCGGGAACGCCCCGGCGCCGCGCCCATCCGCAGGCAGCGCGGTGTCGTACCACGTATTCTCGCGAACATTGTAGATGATCGCGTGCGTGCATTCCGTCGCGTCCCCGTGCGGGTAGCACCACCAAATTTCGCCGTAGCGCGGGATCTTGAACGCGAATATCTTCTGACGCTGCGAGTAGTTTACGTTGTCGAAGAAGTAGTTCAAATTCATCTGGTTGTCGACTTCGCGAACAACGCCGTTGAACTGCAGGAAGCGATCGGTCCCAAGCCAGTAATAGACGCCGTCATATTCTATCACCGAGGACGACGACAGGATTGACGTCTGCGCGCTGATCGTATCGAAAGACCATACAGCAGCGCCGCCAACGAAGGTCGCGCGCAGAAGGCTGTCCGCAGACCACAGCAGCCCGGACGGAGACGCCCCCGCACCCCCGCGCACCTGCATAGCCTTAATGATCTTCTGCCCCGTGATGCGCGTTGCTCCCGAGCCCACCCCGGACAGGTCGGTGGGGTCGCCGGGGACAGACCATCCGACGTAGCCGTCGGAGCCGAAGAACATCAGGTAAGGCCAGAGCATGACGATGCCGCCCGTGGCGCTGGCGTCCACCGGCAAGGTAACCTCGGTCAGCGCGGTGGTATCGAAAAGACCGCCAACGAATATCTGGCCCCCCACGCTGTTGCATATGCACCGGAGGTTCGGGGCAGCTTGCGCGAGGAGGAGCGCGCCGAGGCTGTTGGTGGAAGCCACGTCGAACTGCCACAAGTTGTTCGCTGAGGGCGCGAGGGTGGCGGGCGTGCGGTCGGATATCACGCTCGTGCTCAGCGCACCGTCGATGAAGAACCGCTCCAGCGTCGACGCGGTCCCTACATGGACGTACGTTAGCAGATTTTCGGTGTACTCGTGCAGTGCGCGCGGAAGCGCGCTGATGTACCGGTTGATAGACCGGAAACCCCCTATCTTACGCGGCAGGCCCCGCTGGAAGCGGCACCACTGCGCGTCGACGTAGGCGTCGCCCTCTAACATGGTGCCGTCGCGCTTGACCCCGGGCTTGGAGAGGACCCGCGTGATGCTCTTCTCGGCCATTGTTTTAGACTCCGTCCGCAACCCAGAAGAAGGTGCACGACCCGTTCGCCGCGCTGTAAACAGACGCGGTATTCACGTTCGGGACCGCGTAGACCGCCGGGCCATTGTCCTGAGCCCCCGGTGCGAGTTCGAAGGCGCCGTTGCCGGAGCAGGATATAGAGGCGAGGTTGGTGAAAGCGACAGGGAATGTGATGGTCGCCGTCGAGTTGGCGGGGACGGTTATCCGGCCCCACTGGCGGAGGTGGGTGACGCCCCCGCCGACGTCCGTAGCTACGCAGTACCCGTTCGCGTTGGCGGTGTAGGTCGTCTGCGCCTGTGCCCCGAGGTTGCTGCGCGCGGCGGACGCCGAGGACGCCCCGGTTCCGCCGTGCGTCACCCCGAGATCGTTGGTGAGGCTGAGCGTGCCGATCGAGAAGGCGCCGGACACAGACCCGCTAGCGGCGGTAATCGCACCGGAGATGCTCGCGCTGGCCGCGCTCAGCGCGCCGGAGAGGGTGGCGCTGGCCGCGCTCAGCGCGCCGGAAAGGGTGGCGCTTACCCCGACGAGAGCGTTGATGAAGCCTGACGCCCACGCAAGGCTCGACGCTCCGAGATCCTGAGTTCCGTTCGCTACCGGACGCAGCACCCCGCCGCTCGTGAGCTGCACGAAGTTCGTTCCATTTGCACCGAGGAACAGGTGCCCACCAACGTTGGTGGGGCGAAGATAGGCGTCGGTATTGTCGCCCTGCAGCAGCAAATTGTTCGACAGGATGGTGCCCGCAACGTGTAGCTTCTGACTGGGCGAGGCCGTGCCGATACCGACGTTCCCGGCCTGACTGATGCGCATGTACTCGGTGCCCAGCACCTTCCAGATGTGGCCGACACCACCGACGGTCGGCGTCGTATTAGACGTGTCCGTCGTGCACTCGTGGATCAGGGTCTTCGCATTATTGGGCAACGAATAGCTAGCAACAAAGTTGGCAGATGCGTCACCGTAGGTCAGGACGTACTGAGACGAGGTGCCGCTCCGTTCGATGCGAGCGTTTCCAGAAACCGTCAACGCCTCCGACGGCGAGGCCGTGCCAATGCCGACGTTCCCGTTGTCTACGATAAGCCGGGTTGTGCCTCCGATGACGACGCTGAACTTGTTGCTGGAACGATTGTAATCGAGGAAATCGTTCGTATCGAAGTTGATACCGGGGTTCCCCGACCCAAGAGCCGCGTTCATGTAGAAGTTGGCAACGCTGCTGAAGGTGAGGCCCGACGCCCCCGGCAGAACGAGGCCAGTGCTGTTGAAGGTGGCGACTGCCGCGGTCGTTGCCGTAGCCCCAGCCCCGCCAGCGTTGCTCGCCGCACGCAGGATGGTCAGGACACCGGAAGCCTCCGCGAGAGCCCAGCCGTAGCCGTTTGCGCCGTACCGGAACTCGGACCCTTCGTAATACAGGTTCAGGCCAAGCATGCGCGAGGCGCCAGCGAGCATGATGTCGCCCGCGACCGACAGGCGGAGAACCGTCGAGGTGGGAGGGGTGATGTTGATGCCGAGGCCGTAGGCGGTCAGCGCCATCCGCTCGACAGGGACGCTCGCCCCGTCAGCCGTTACCGCGAACCCGATCTTCCCCGGCATGTCCCCGGCGCCCGGCGTGCCATCGACGTTGAAGCGTATCCACGCCGCGTAGCGGTAGGTGCTGCCATCATAGCCCTGCGCGCCTAGAATACCGAGATCGTCGCCGCTTTGAACAATGCCGGTGTTTCGGATCTTCTGGAAGGAGAAGTACCCCGGTGAGGTGTCGGCGGTGGTGTTCTTTGCTACGATGCTCGGTCGGTTCGTCGCCGCGCCAAGGAAGGTGGTCTCACCCCCTGAGCCGATTTCGATCCGAGACGCCCCTCCCGTAACGAGGGTCAGCTGATCCGCGCCCGGGCTGAAGACGCCAGTATTTGCGTCCCCAGTGAACGCCAGAGACGGGGCGCCGACGCTTCCCAGCCCGAGGGCCAGAGACGTAATGTCGGTATTCGCCCCCGAAGCGGCGGCGCCGATCGTCGTTCGCACACTCGCACCATTCGCGGCAGTGACGATCGCATCAGCGAACGCAGAGACCCCGAGGCTGAGACGCGCAGCCGAGGCCGTTAAAGCCCCGGTGCCGCCTTGTGCTATGGAAATTGGCAGCGAGACGCTTGCCGTGTCCGCAAGGATGAACTCGGTGCCGTCGCAGTAGTAGATGCCGCGCGCGCCCTGATTGACCTGCACCGGGCTCCCAGAAGCGGTCTTGAAGGAGAGCGTGTAGGCCCCGGTCGTGGCGTTGTTGATCCAGTACTGCTGGATCGTCGCAGGGACGACGACGGTGACGTTCCCGGTCAGCGTACCGACGAACTTATAGGCGATGCGGTTCAGCTCGGACCCGGCGAGAACGTGCGTACCGGTGGTCACGCTGATAGACGTGTAATCGAAGGCGAACTCTGCATCCTGCCCGAGGCCGATCGTGTACCACGCCGCGCCGTCCGTGATGAGCTGGACACTGTCGCCCGGGCGAAGAGCTAGGCTCGTCGCCCCGTTGATGGTCTCGCTGCCCGACGGATCTAGGGTAAGGTCGCCCCCGCCGGAGTTGCGCACAGCGAGGAAGAAGTTGTTCCCGGCCGAGGCTGCGCTGAGCATGTTCAGCGTTCCGGAGCCCGCGCCGGTCCAGACCATGGCGCCGCCCCTGTTCGAGGTCGAGACAGTCAGGCCGGTTGTGCTGAACGTCGTCACCGGAACTGCTACGGACAACGTGCTTCCTGTCGGCACGAGGCCGAACCCGGCAAGGGCGGACGGCTGCACATCGGCGGTAGACGCGCCGAAGCGAAACACCCGCCACGTTCCGGCGGTGGAGGTGTTGAGCGCGAGGTAGAGCTGCCACTGCGTTCCAGCCTCTACGGTCGCCAGAACGCCACCGGCCGCGTCCGTGACGAAGAAGCTGTGCGCGCCAGAGACGTTGTTGAACAGCACGGTCTGCCCGGAGCCGACCTGTGTCGCATCCGGAAGAGCGACCGAGAAACCGTCGGCCGAGGGCGTCACGTCAATGATGCGCGCCGCGATCGTCTCGGATAGATTGGCGTCCAGCGGCCAGCTCAAGGCAGTGTCGGCGGACAGGCCGAGGGCCAGATGCGAGACGTCCGAGGGGTAGATGGTGTTGCCGCCGAAGATGTCGGTGTAGGTCGTCACTTAGGCCTCCTTGCGGCTCGCGGCGCGGTCTAGGATCTTGGCGATGTCCTCGCCGTTCAGCATAGCTGCTGCGCGGTCGTACATCGTTTGCCACACGGAGATGCGCTCGTCGTTCTTCAGGAACGGCGCCGCCTCCAGCAGCGTTGCGTAAAGCAGGAGCTGGGGCGCCTGCTCGGTGAGCCAGTTCGTTTGCGTCGTGTCGTCCAGCAGCGGTGGTAGTTCGTAATAGAGGATTTCGACCGGGTAGGCCTGATCGGGCGTCGGAACGACCAACCAATGGTCAAAGTCGTAATCCGCATAGAACTGGGGCGTCGCACGCGCGGCGCTGTCCGGCCAGTAGGAGCGGCAATATTCGTAGCCTCGCGCAAAAACCGGCGTCCGTTCTATCGTATCCCCGACAGGGACGCCGATGTTCATGGAGACGGTGTCGCGCCAGCGATCGGGCTTGTCGTAGACGGACTGCCCGGCGGTAAACGCCGTGGTGACGACCTTCTGGAAACCCTGCACCTTCAGCTCGCGGGCGATGCGGCGTTCGGCGAACGTGATCAGCTCTGGGATCTGCTCGAACACGATCGGGTCGGCCGCGAGGCTTTGCCCGCGCTCAAGGTAGCGGCGGACGGTAGCCTGCAGGCTGGTGAAGGTCATCGCAGTAGCCACGTCAGGGCTCCTTGTTCTCGGCTTCTATCTTGTCGTACCAGCTGAGCCAGTCGGCGACGTACCCGAAGGCCTCTCCGCACGTTTCCAGATGGTCGACAGGGATGACGGCGGTGTCAGCGAGCGCGACCCCTCCACTAAGATCGAGGGGGCCGTAGGGAAGGCGGGGCAGAGCTTCTGCGCTGGCGGCTTCGGGGTCAGCTCGACTTTCCTCGCGCAGCCTGCTGAAAGCAGCACGATTGCGCTCAAGAGTACGAGCGACGCGGGTCGCGGTCTCGTCGGCGATGCGGGCATTGGTCCGCTCCTTTTCAGCTATGCGTTCGGCGCGCTCCGCCCACATGGTTGCCGCGTCCTGCTCAAGCTTGCCGAGCTGCAGATGCCACTCTGCGCGCTCAGCCATCTTGGCGCCGTGCGCGCGGGCGTTACCGTACATCCACACGGAAAACGCCAGCAGCGCGAAGGCGCCAAGACCGAGCAGGACGCGGCTGAAGGTCACGCCGTCGGCTTCTTCGAAACCACAGACCAGATAGTGACCGCGAGCAGAGAGACTGCGCCGGAGAGCGCCTCTACGCTGCCGCCGTCGACGATGCCTTTACCGGCGAGGTAGCCGAAAGCCGCCGCCGCGATGGTGCGGACGATGCCGCCGATCTGTTCTTTGCTAAACATATTACATTCCTTCTTGTTTGAGCCATGCCGCGACGTCAAAACTCGGGCACGCTTTGGATACCCCCGGCCAATCACGGTGCCCGAGGATCTTGATGCCGGGATATCTCCCCCGGTAGGTGCGGACGAGGGTGAGCAGGCTCTTCTTCTGCGCAGCCGTCCGCGTGTCCTTGGGTTTGCCTCCAGCGTTCCGCGTTTCCGTTCCGCCTACATAGCAGATGCCGATGTTGCCGGTGTTTCGCTTGCCGACATGCGCGCCAAGCTCATCGTCGCGCAGGCCGCACACCATGTCCCCGTCAAGCTCGACAACCCAGTGATAGCTGATCTGACCGAAACGCTGGATGTCCCACGCGTTTACCTCGGCCGCGCTGTTGTCGCGCCCCTCGGGCGTCGCGGCGCAGTGAATAGTCAAGTATTTTACGGGCCCAAGAGCGGTCATCGGTCAGCCTTTCCATTGAGCTGGTCGGATATCCGGTCGAGTTTCGTGAATAGCGTATTGACCGACTGCTGAAACTCATCTCGCGTCACATACCGGCCAGCGACGAGCACTTCGATCGCAGCGATCTTGTCCGCGATCTTCCTGTCAGCGGACTGCAGATGCTTGACTTCGCTCCACATAGTTTTGCACCACCACCCAGTGCCAGCGCAGAAAACGCCAAACACTATGTTAAGAAAAACCTGATCGTCCACGTCTAACCCCCGGTATTCACCCGAACAAACCTCTGCCGCTCCCCACCTAAGTATCCAGAGGCGTGTCCGGCCTAACAAACCGCAAAGTGATATTCTCTGGCTGCCGCGCAGGCAGACGGTACGGATCGAACTGGTCTAGGTCCTTACGGCAAACCATAAGGCCGGGGCTGTTCGGGTCCGGATGCAGATCGTCGAGCGACATCTTCCGCGAGCACCTGCCGCAGATGCCGATGCCGAAAGTGGTCTTCCCGCGCGGGTTGAGAAACAGAGCCATTAGGCGGTGTACGCCGAAATATTCGGCATGATCCGGATTGGGGAGTTGTCATACTCCTCCTGCCGGGCTTGATATAGCGCGGCGGCTGCCTTGCCTTCAAGCGCAGGGATCATGGCGGCGTCAACCTCGACGACTTCGTTAGAGAGCCGCGCGGCGAGCCCGGCGACGACCGCGTCGTACCACCGCTGCGGGACCTCCACCTCTTGCGTTAGGGAGCCGACATCCATGATGTGGCGGTGCCGCCAGAGCACGATCTGCTTGTACGAGGCCCTCGCGCTGGGGACGGGCCACAAGTACATGACCGGCTGCCGCGCCTGCCGGTCGAACCAGTATTGGAGAGGGCTGTCTGAAAGGAACGTCTTGTTCGGGAGCGTGGTGTAGTCGTCCCGGTTAAGGCGAGCGAACGGTACTTCGGTCGGCATGTTGCCGAGGTACACTTCCTGCGCGCTGAGCACGCCGCTGGTCGCCCGCACGCGGAAGAACAGGGCGGGGGCGACCGTGGTCAGGTCGAACCACGACCATTGCCCTGCGGTCGCTACCGGTGTCTCCGTCTGGATCGTGGTCCAGCTCAAACCGTCCGCAGACGTTTCAAGAGCTAGCGGGGCTGAGGCTGCCGCCCAGCGAACCCCGACGGTGGCCACCTGCGCGCTGCTGTCGAACGCGACGCTATGCTCCGTCGCGGTCGTGCTGGTGGCGCCGACAAGGGCCTGTAGAGTGCGGAGGTTGGCGTTCAGGACGTCAACCGTTCCGATCGCGGTGACGACGGCAGAAACCCCCTCGTAGAGCGGGTATATCTGCTTTTCGATACACCAGAGAGGCGCCCCGTCGTTGGCCCACGTCGAGAGCAGGAGGTACAGCTCGTTCTTGGCGATGTCGAGATGCTCGGACGTGATCGTCTGCGCAGGCATCTTGCAGCGCCGAAAGGCGCTGTCCATGACCTTGCCGGTGTTGAACACCGTTTGAGATATCGAGCCTGAAAACGCCATAGGAACCTGCTTGCTGTGGTCTCAGCAGCTCGCCGTTCGTCAAGCAAGCATCTCTGGCAGGCGTTGTTATAGCTGAAGAGGCGCCGCAGGGCAACCCGAGGCTGTTCAGGCCGCGTTTTGCGGCGGAGGCGGCGTCGTCCCGTACTGCGCGAGGAGCTGCGACAGAGCTGGGTTCTGAGGGGCTTGCGCGGGCATTTGCGTGGGCATCTGCTGCGGAACTCCGCCCATGGGTGGGTTGAAGACGCCCATGGGCGGAGCCGCCGCGCCCATCGAAGGGGAGAGCCCTCCTTGAGGCGGCGCCATTCCGCCGGGCCGAGGGGGTTGTGTCGGCGCCTGCGGCTGGGGCTGGGGCGTTGCCGAGAGCTGTTGCCGGACGCGGGCGGCGAAGGCCAGAGCGTCGCTTATCTCGCTCTTAGCCGCTGCTCTCCGGTTCGGTTCAAGTAGCATCACCACGTCTCAGCAACCCCTATATCGGTTAACTTTAGCAGGGGAGCTGGCCGAGCGCCAGCCCCCTTCACCAAGATACCGCCGCCTCAAGCCGCCGCCGCTGTGTAGAACTCGTCTATCAGCGCCTTGATCCCGCCTTTAACAATGATGCCGGTGCGCGTGCTGTACGGCGGAGATACCGTAATTGTTCCCTGCCATATCTGGGTGAAATCGCGGTATACCGTAAGGACTTTCGTGTCCTTTTCGTAAGTCATCATCCAGTTGTAGCCTGAGTACGACGAGGCTATAGTAGCGACTGTTGACGTGACGCCAGATATCCTCTTGCGGACGCGGACGTTAGATCCGTCTACGCAATACAATTCTATGTAATTATTCTCATCCGTCGCGCATATTGCTATGCCACCCGGCGCGAAAGACGTGTTCATGTAGCAGCCGACAGCCTGCTTTGTGTAGCCCATGTTCGGCGCGAGGTAGAGCGCGCCGACGCCGTCCGCTGTCGTCGAGTAGACCGACTGGCTGGTGATCACGCCCATGCCGGTGGTCCCGCCAACCCGGGTCCAGTTCGCGCTGGCCTCTAGGTTCTGGTTGGACCGGTTGAACCTGTCGCCGAAGGAGTTTTTGGGCCCGACGCCACAACCGAAGAAGCCGGACGCGGCGCTGCCGGAAGGGCTGCGGACAAAGATCCCTGCGTAGTTCGACGCGGGCGGAAGGCTCCCGGTGATCGTGCCAGACCCAAGCGTCGATCCGTTGATCTTGACCGAGTACGCGGTTCCGTCAACGTCGAGCCTGTAGAGCGCCCCTGCCGCGTTGCTTCCCGACAAGGTGGTGATCGTCGTCTGGACGCCCGCGACCCGCTTGACGACAACGACACTGGAGCCGTTGACGTAGGCGCCGATGAAGTTGTCCCGGTCGGTAAAGCGCAGGCAGGTGATCCCCGCCAAGCTGGTGTTGTTCGCCGTCCCGGCGGTGAACTCCACCCACTGGGCGCCGCTGCCGATGTCTTCAAGATATTTGTACGAGGCGCCCGCGCTGTCTGCGGTCGCGCTGTTGAGCCGGTTGCTCGCGATGACAGCCGAACCCGCTGCGCCGTCGATCAACTGCCACTTGGCATTCGCTTCGAGGTTTTCGGCCGTGCGGTCGAAATAGTCGGCAAACGTCGCGTAGGTGGGAGAGAAGGTTGCCGTCGTCAGCGAGAACCCAGCGGAGGTGCTGCCGATCGTCAGGACGGCATTTACGACGGCGCCGCTGGCTCCAGAGGTGGCCTTCACCGTGAAGGTGTCGCCTTGCTTCGCGGTGCCCGGCGACGAGGTGTAGGCTCCGCCGTTCTTCGAATAGAGCCCGTCCGTGATTGTGACGGCGGCACTCGCCCCGGCCGTCATGCCGACGACGGTGATCGTGTTCGATGCATAGTCCGTCGCGGGATCGCGGTCGATCAGGGCGTTAAACGCGAACGCCGCCGGGCTGCTGCGCACGTCCGGCGTCTCGTTGACGATCGAGATGTCCTCCAGAGGCAGCGGGAGGGTGGGCTTCGTGGCGTTGGCGTCGATGACCTGATGCCTCGCGAGGAAGTCCAGTGGGAACCCGGACAAGACCACAGGGAAGCCGAACACGATGTACTCGCCCGTGAGGCGATCAGCATCAACGAACCACAGGTAGGTCTTCCAGACCCCGTCCTCCAGATAGCAGGCGTTGCGCTCGACCAGTTTCTGGCCGGAGAGCGTCCCGTTCGAACGCTTTCCGATCACGCCCCAGCTGTTGTTGGTCACGTATTTAACGCCATCCGGCCAGCGGCGGACGCCGATGCTATCGACCAGAATGCCGGTGAACTGGAGCTGCCCCTTGCCGCCATAGGTGACGGTATAGCTCCCACCCGGCGACAGGTAGAAGTAAGGCTTAGGGGTGCCCGGCAGGGGCTCCGTGGTGATGCCGAAGGGCGCTGCCGGGAGCGCAACCGGAAGGTCGGTCGTCGAGTTCAGGATGCCGCCAGCGATGTCGTACTGGCGGATCTTGACCGTGGCGTTACCGGCATCGCTGCCGATGAGCGCCCACGGGCCCATGATCCCGTACTGGTTGTGGGCAGTGGGATCGAGGCCAGTCTCCAGCGTAGAAATGTAGGGCCTCTGGATATTGGGCACGTTATAGCGAGCAATATCCGTCAGGAACCCGTTGTAATTCACGGTTTCGTCGTAAACGGCATACTTGAACGTATCTATCACGCCATTGCTGAAGCTCATCGAATACGCCTTGGTTCCGATGTTTATAGCGGCGTAATTGTCTGTGGTGTTCGGACCCTTAAAGAAGAAGTCCTTGAAAATGTAGTCGTAGCTGTAGTTTATAAGCCGGTAGGGCTGGTTTCCGAGGACACGGAAGCCCGAGGCGACCATCGGGATCTGGTCCATGTTGTCGAGGAAGTCGCGGCGCGCCACGGTGAAGCCCTGATCGACGTCAAGGCACCAGTTGTCCTTGAAATCGGGGATCTGCGGCTGCTCTGGGCCGTATGTGTTATCGTCCTCAGAGGGGCCGGAACTGACGACCTCGCCCTGCTGCCCGAGGGTGACGGGATCGTAGAAGCGCAGGGATTTATCGTCTGGGGACTTGTAACCGTTGTTGACAATGGGGTGGTTGAAGCCCTCCCACTGCTGGGCAAAGTACATCCACCCGACATGGCTCGACGACGCGATATTATCCTGCTGGATGACCTGCCGGGCTTGGCATTCATACGCCGTCCCACAGTGGCCGTTGTGGCTTGGGGTGCTTTCTTGCCGCTGCCCCCAGTCGATCGAGTAGCCGTCGCCGACATTCCACGCGGAGACGTTGCCGATCCACTGCCCGATTTCCTTGCCGATTTCGGAGACGATACCGGCGCCACGGACGTGATAGGTGATGTTGTCCTCGACCGCCATGCGGTTCTTGTCGTGGACGATGGCCCATCCGGGGATCGGGGGCCCGTCTGTCGGGGCCCAGACGGAGTTGCCTTGGCAGACGATCATCCGGCGACCGATCGCCGCGCCGCCGCCGTGGAAATGCAGAGGATAGCGCCCGATGACGTTGTTCGGGTCGGCAAGGAACGCGCCCCCGGCAGATGCCCGCAATCCGGTCGTGTCCGTGTTGCCAACGGACCACAGCGTCGGATCGTTGCGCGTCCGGCCCATGTTGTAGTATTCGGCCCAGCGGACCTGCACGTCGTCGTGCTGAATGTGGATCGTGTGCGCCCTGTGCTGGCCGGTTCCAGCCACGCCTTTCTCCGACGAGAAGAACGCACCTTCGAAGCGGATGGACCGCGACAGATTGCAGATATACGTCTCCATGATGGCAGTCTGACCGTCAGGGAGGGTGCGGATGTGCGTTGGGTGGTTGTAGGTTAGCGCGCTGTCGAGCGTCACCGTTGATCCGATGATCGCGGTTATGGTGCGGACTTCATCGTTGCTAAGCTTGTAGCCGATGCCCTTGTAAATCATCGCGGGCGCGTCGTAGCGCGTGCCGTAATAGGATGTCGGGCCGGTGTAGTAAGGATCGGTGCTGGCGAACCCGGCGAAGGTCGTCGAGAGCACGAGGATCTTGTCGCCCACGCGCCAGCCCGAAGGTGCGCCTGAGAGGGCAAGGCTCGTGGCTCCCGCCGTCGGCGCGATCGAGCAGGTAATGCGGTGCGTCTTCTCCGCGCCCCAGATCCGCACCTTGCCTTTGGTGACGAGCCCCAGCCGGGAGGTGTGGCCGGGGTCTTGGGTGCCCTTGAAAATGATATTGACGCGCGGCTTGCTGGTCGTCGCGCTGTTCGTGATCGGATCGGCCTTCGTGCCGAGGTCGAACGTGCCTTCGCAGGCGAATGTGTCGACGATCAGCTTCGTGTCCACGTTGCGCGCAAACTTGAACGTCGCTGTCTCGCCCACCAGAATATCGACCAGCTCGTTCGTGCTTTCGACGTTATAGGTCACGGTGTAGGTCGAGCCGATATAGACCGAGTGGCCCGTTCCGGGGACGGTGCCAGTGCTCCACACCGTCGGATCATTCCAGTTTCCGGACTTAACGGCGGTGTGCGTGAACGTCGTAAGATTTACCCACAGCTCTTCGTGGACCGCTTCGGCCTGATTTTCCGGCCAGTAGTCGGCGGGGACTTCGGCCGTGCGCCCCCCACTCCACGTCGTAATCTGCGCCATACGGCCCGACGAAGGCACGGGCGGCACTTCGGGCAGATCCGGAGCCACCAATAGCAAGGGCCGCTCTATCGCCCAGCCGTCGGGCGTTTCCGCCCGGATGCGGATCAGCTTCGTCCCAACCGTCAGGGCGGAACTAAGAACGCCCGTACCGTCCGAGTTGACTGTGTAGCCGTCAGGGGTTTCCGCCGCCGAGTACGCCACGCCCGCCTCGAACCCGTGCGCTTCGGTGGAGAAGCTCGTGCCGAAATCTGAGGCGATCAAGTTGGTCTTGATGGCGAGATTGACGTATTTATGCATCGGCCGGGACCATCCTATGCGCGGCTGCGGGGAGGGGCTTCACTGGGGAAGGACCGGGCCAAAATAGCCGGTCGTGTCGGTCTCCAGAGGCCAATAGGCCACTAGATTGGGGTGATTGGCCGGATCGGTGATGTACCCCGGCGCGGGCGGCGTGAAATTCCCGACAGTGAGCCCACGGAACGCTGCTAGCTGGCGAACCGACCGGCCTGTCAACGACGAGTAGAGCTGGAACGTGTCGACGATCGTCAGGAAGTTTCCTGTGGTGGGGCCCGTAATCTCCAGCACGCCGTCGACATAGAGCCGCATCACGCCGTTGTTGTCGCGCGTGACCCGATAGTGCCGCTCGACGCCATCGCGGAAGTCATGGGTGCCCGTCGTTTGCGTGCCGCTGCCGTTGTTGTTCTGGTGAACGATGAAGGCACCAGATGTGAAGAAGTTGCCGTATAGCCCGAGCGCGTGGAAGAAGTTCCCGCCCACTGGGATCGTGCATCGAAACTCGATATAGCTGTTTCCAGCGAAGGTCAGCAGACCACTACCGGAGATGGAGCCCGTGACCATCTGACCACCCGAGAAGGTCGCGCTGTTGTTCGTGGGCTGGATCGACGGCTGGGTCGCGCTGAGCAGGGCCGTCTGCGCGTCGATCGCAGCCTTCATGGCCGCGCGCGTCGCCATGATCGCCGTCACGCCGGTATTCGAATAGTGCAGGCCGTCGAGGCTGTAATTTGCGGCCCACTTATTGGTGTCGGTGCCCTGCACGACGTTGCGCAGCTCGATAACGCCCGCCGACACGCCGAGCCCGCCGCGAATGGACGTGTTCATCGTGGCGATGTTCGTCGCGTCGGCGGCAGTCTGGCCCGCTTCGGTCGCGAACGTGCCGGTAGAGCGCGGCGGGATCGTCGCCTTGATGTACCTCTTGCCGTTCCACAACGGCATCCACCTCTGCTGATAGAGCAGGTGGAGCGCAGCAGTCAGGCCGCGATTGTTGCTCTCGTTTGTGCCGAGGCAGTCAATGATGACGTCAGCATAATTCGCCAGCTGCTTGTAGGCGGCGAGCCCCCCGGACGTATAGATGAAGCTCGACGCCTGATTGCCCCCGAGCCCGAGATTGATGCAGGCGTAGTCTTGGCTCACCGTCCGCGTGATAGGCCCGACGACGTGATCGGACGTCGTGAAATTGGCGGGCAAATTGGCCGTGCCTACAGCGTGGTTGCTGTCGCCGACGATCGCGCATGTCGTCGTGTCCGCCGTCTTCTGACCGAGAATGCCCACGACCGCCGCGATACGGCGGCGGCGGGTGAAATCGTCCGTAATCGCGCTGCGTGGCGTTGTCGTTACCGAAGTGAACGAGCAATTTTCGTCCGTGTAGAGCGCGGTATTGGCTTGTCCAGAACCGCTGCTGAATAGAGGAACCGTCGTCCCGGTCGCATAGACCCAAAGGCCGAAGCTATCGCCGTCCGCCCATGTGTGGCTCAAAGGATCGGTAAGAACGAACGTCCCTGCCGTTACCGTGATCGCTACGTTCCCAGACTTTGTGAGGCTCGTCCAGTTGCCGGAGCCTGCCGGGATCTCGACAGCGACGCGCGCGGTATAGTCCGCGCTGTTCGCAGCGGTCCCCGTGCCGACGCTGAACAGATAGCCCGTCAGGACTAGCTGCATGTCGGTCGCCGCGCCGCGTACGTGGTGGATCGTGTACTGGTTCCCGGTGCCGTTGATGACGCCTCCGGTGATGCGGGTGTTGCCCGTTTCCATCGGCTTTAGCGTCGTCGCGGGGGGAGCTACGACCGACCCGATAATCTCGATCGGGGCTTCGACCGCGATCTCTGAGATGCTATCCTCCACCCGCGCGATGAAGTTGACGGTGTCGCCGTCGTAGATAGCCGTCGACGTCGATACAGCCCCGTCCGAGGCGACCTTGATCGACGCGGCCCCCGACACCTTCGAGAACGTCAGCGTCCCGCCTAGGTTCGTGTACAGCTGCGATATGACGCCGACGGCCCCGGTGGCGTCGATCGTCGGCTCCGCGTAGAGCGTGTAGCCTGCTGGCGTCCCGTCGCCTCGAATGAAGCCGGTGGCGCCGCTCCATAGGCCTGTCGTGTCGTGAAAGAGCCCGGCCCCGAGTGCGAGGCTGCTTACGCCGCTGAAGAGGCCGCTGCTCATCTATTTACCCCCGGATACCAGCCTGCAGCGCGGTGAGCGAAACAGAGCCAGCCCCGCTATTCACGACGACGCGGAGTGCGCGCGGCAGGTATGCATAATTGCCTTGGGCGTTGCCGGTCGCGGCCACCAGATTGGCGTCTGGGTGGTCGAACCACGTAGGGGAGTTGCCCGGGTCGTCCAGCGTCTGCTGGACCGTGTAGTTCACCGTCCCTGTGACGACGGCCTGCAAAGAAATTTCCGGGCGTCCGTAAACGTCCAGAGGGATGGAGGAGCTGTTCCCAGCGCCAGTCTGCGTAACCGTGATCGGTGTCATCGTTAAGCGTCCCTTGTCGAGGGTCTAGGGGACGAAGGCGAGAGGATAAGACCCCCGCCCCCTAGCTTGGTGCCCAGAGAGGCTTAGCTGCCCTTCTGGACGTAGGTCGGCGTGACGCGGACGGACCCGGCGGTCGGCTGACCGACGGACGTCACAGTCACGGTGATGGTCTTGTTCGAACCCACATTAGCCATCGCAGCGAGCTGCGCAGCAGACAGGGTGGGCGCCGCGCGCCCGGCGGTTTTCGCGTTGACGCTACCGACATACTCAGACCCCGCAGAAGCCGTTCCGATCGTCAACGTAGCCGAAGACGAGCTGTTGAAAGCGGTAAGCACATCGATCCGGAAATCGATGATCTGCGAGTTGGCAGGAACCGTAAACGACAGGTTCTGCACGAGGGTGGCGTCGAAGTTGAGCAAGCCGGTCTGGGACAAGACGACGAGACCGGCTTCAGCCCCTTCGCCAGATGCCAGCGGGCCGCTCCATGAAGTACGAGCCATGATGGTTCTCCTTGATGAGACGGGGGCCGAAGCCCCCGTCTAGGCCTTAGAGACCCGGCGTGCCGAAGACCGCACGCGGATCGGTGAACCCGGTCGCGTAGCGTTCGGTCGACTTGTACCGCATGTTGTCGGTCTCGAAATCGCCCTCCATCGACTTCTCCAACCCGCGACGCTTGACGAGCTTGAGGCCCTCCGGAGCGTCGGTCTGGACCCACCATGCCGTGGTCGAGGTGATACGCGACAGGTTGGCCTGACCACCGTCCAGCAGCCCCATCGACTTGACGGGGTTGATGTCGTTGTTGGCCGTCCCGGCACGCAGCACGCTCTTGAGCAGAACCTCGGCCTGAAACACGTTCGAAGGACCGGTCACGATCTTCTTCGGCGTCAGGCGAATGCGCTTGCCGTTGTTGTCGACGGCGTTGCGGATCTGGACCAGCATCTGCTCCAGCGAGGTCTGCGACAGGGCCGCAGCGGTCGACAGAACGTTCGAGAACGTGCCGCCGACGATCGGGTGGTTGTTGACGTTGAGAGCGACGCCGTCGCCGCCAAGGTACGCACCGTTGAACGCCCGGTTCAGGATGTTCGCGCAGAGCGTTTCCTTGGTCTCGATCAGCGACTGTGCGAGGTGACGCGCATAGGTCTGACCGACACGGATGTGATCGCCGTCTTCGACGAGCACCTTCGTGAGAGCGAACGCGAGGCCGTAGACCCGGTACACGTAGCGCTGGATAAACAGCACGCCGCCGCTCTGGTAGGTGACGGGCATGCCGTCGGGAAGCTCCGGCGCAGCGCCGAAGCCGTACAGCACGGGCTCTTCGTGGTAATTACGGGCGATACCCGTGATTTCCTTGAAGACCTGCTGCCATTCGTCCGCCCGCTGGTCGTAGACGCCGTTGAACTCCTCATTGAGGATCGGCTCTACGATGGAGCGGAAATCAGTTGAACGCATGGGGGATGCCATGGATCAGCCCTCCTTAGTACGCGGCCACATCAGCGACATTCTGGTGTTCGCTGATCTGGACCTGAGCGATGACGTAAGCGTCACCCCAGTTGTTGTCGGCACCCGGCGTGATGCCGAGCAGACGGAGGGTTGCGTTGGCGGCAGCCGAAGCCACGTCCAGCGTCGCCGTCGACAGTCCGGTGACGGACGAGCCTGCGGAGATGGTGGCGAGGTCGAACTGCTTGCCGATGTCCGAGACAGCGAGTGCTGCGTTGGACTGCACCTCGTACGTGATGGCCGGGTCGACCGTGGCGTACGCGACGACGTCGGTAGCAACGGTGTTCGCAAGCCACTTGTTCGAGACACGGCGACGGCCGTCCGCATCGGTGAACTCGACACCCTGAAAGGTGCCGATGATGCGGGCGCCCGCTGCTGCTGCAACGAGGGTGCCTTCCGTTTCGCCGCCGCCCGTGGACGGAGCGATACGAACCGGCTGGTTCTGGAGAATGTTCGACGCGTAGCCCGAAGCAATCGTAAAAGCGTTGGTGCGAACAGCACCGCTCGGATGATTGACCGGACGAAGGCCGAAAGGTGCGCTAGTCGCTGACATAGTGCCTTACCTCTTGGTCAGGTTTCGGATCCTGCTAGTCGAGAAACTCGCCTCGCAGGGGCTTGGTCTGACGCAAGTCAATCATGCCGTCACCCTCGACGAGGGCGGCCCCTTGGGCGGCAGCCTGCTGCTTGAGGAACTCGGCAGTGTCGGCGAGCTTTTGCTCTTCCCTCGCGGGGGCGTCGTGGTGAGCTTCCTGCATGAACTTGTTGTACAAGCCCAAGGGCAGCTTAAACGCGAGCATCTCGTTGACACCGATAAACCCTTGCCATTCGCCCGTTTTCAACGTGGCGTATTCGAAACCCGGAACATCCGCCGCAGTGACGGGTTCGTATCCGAGGCGGATCCGACGTTGGATCGGATCGCGCTGGTTTGCCGTGGTCAGCCAGCAGACGTGGTAGCCCGGGATGGGCGGCAAGTCTGGCAATGCGTCGTTAAAAAGTTGCTGCCGGAACATCTCCAGTCGGTCGTCCTCGGTGACTTCGCGGTTCTCGACGACCTTTCGGTCTTCGACCTCGCGGGTCCGGCGTCCAACACCCAGTTCCTTCTTCAGGCGGTCATCTACTTGTTCCATGGGTTCGCTCCTTTAGCGTTCCGCGCGGTCGTAGGACTGATACGCCTTGAGCATACGGTTCCGGCGTGCCGGATCATCCCATATGCCTGCGTCGATCATAGCCTGCTTGCGCTCGGGTGTCACGTAAATTTCGTTGCGGGTTGATTTCGGTGCGTGCTCACGTTGCGAGCCGACCGGCGGGGCCTTGCGATCTTCCTTTTCTTCCTTGGTGCTAGGCTTGCTTTGGGTGCTGCTCTGCAGCTCCGGAGCGAGCTTCTGGCCGACGCGCTTGGTCAGCTCCTGCCAGTAGTTCATCTCGGCCGGATTGAAGCCTTCCCGCACGAGCTGGGCGTCGACCGTGTTGACGACTTGGCTGTCCTCGTCGCCGCCCTTCGGGTCGTACCAGTCGTTCGCTTCCATCCACTGCTGCGCCAGCGACGCAACGCGCGGATCCGGCCCGGCCGGGGCCGCCGACTGCTGGACGTGCTGCTCACGGACCTGAGCAACCTGCCCTTTGGCGGCCTCAAGCTGCTGCGCACGCTGCAGCGCCTCGTCGCGGAGCCGCATGGCTGTCGCGACGTCCTCGCCGTTGCCTGCTTCGATCGCGCGGGCGATGATCATCTCGGCCTGTCGCACTTCGGTGCGAGCGGCCTGCGCACGCTGATCCAGCGTCTGCTCGTTCATCGTCAGCGCGTGGCCTTCAACGGCCGACAGCCGCTGCAGCATCACAGCGTTCTGATCGCGAAGGAACCGAAGCTCGCGCTCTGCGTTCTCCCTTGCGATCTTCTGCCGCGTCCTGCGCTCCTGCCGCCGCTTGCGGCTGGCCGTGATCTCGGCTTCGCTGTCTTCTTCGCTGGTGCCGAGACGGACGTCGTCCTCGTCTTCATCGTCCTCTTCGGCGACCGGCGCCTTCGGGGGCTCGGCGCCTTCCTCCACGGTCTCGCCCTTCGGCGCGTCCTTGGGAGGCTCCTCCAGAATGACGAACTCTTCTTCGTCGTTCTCGGTCAGTTTAGGTTCGTCTGCCATGTCGTCACTCCACCACGGTCCAGTCCTCGGCGAGGACGTCGGTTTGAGATGCGGTCCACGGGACGACGTCGCTGTCGACCGTGACCATCGCGATATAGGCCCGGTACGGCACCACGTCGCCGAAACGCGACCGGGCCGCCGGGGTCTGCGCCGCGTAGCTGTTGGCCGGGACGTAGTAGAGCCACATGCCCTTCCCGTTCCACCCGCTGCGCGCGACCTTGTAGCCTGCCTTGAGCAGCTCGACCGCGTGGCCGAACGTCATCCGGTCGATCGAGTGATAGGCCTCTTCGAAGACGTCGGCCGGGCTCCACGAGCGCCAACCGTCGTTGTAGACGACCGCGTAGCCGGGCTGTCCGTGCTGGTGTTCGGGCTCAGCCCGAACAGTCTTGGTTCCAATGTAGGTGCGCATTTGCCCCTCTCCTCGCTCAGAATGCGTCGACGCGCGGCGGCACGCGCCAGTGGCTGTACGCCGCGCTCTCGTCGCCCTGCCCGATGCCGTACACTTGGGTGGGGACTGGCGTGAACAGGCACAGCGTGCATGCGGCGGACGTGTCGCCCGGAGGCCCGGTCACGTCAGTGATGATCGCGGCGACAGGCTTGGCGCCGTACGTCGGGATGTAGTGGACGATCCGGCCCACGCTCGGGATGATAGGCATGCCCATCACAGGAACGCCTTGATCGCGAGCGGGTCGCCGGTCACGCGGCCGACGAGGTCGAGGTCGTTGAAGATGACCACGATCGCATCCTCGCCGCTCGGTGTCTTGACCGTCCAGCGGTCGCCACCATAGCGCGGGACGCGGACATAGTCGCCCACCTCGCACCACGAGCCTTCGGGCCACGGGTCCATCGTGTTGCGGTTCTTGAACGCAAGCGAGCCGACGGAGCGGACCTTCGCGATCTGCGTGTTGTAGATCTCGGTCTCGCGGGCGTCGTCGAGCAGCAGGATGCCGCCTGCCGTCTTCTTCTTCGGCGTGCGGATCTGCACGAGGACGCGGCTTCCGAACGGATGCACGCCCGGATCGCAGTCCGGAAACGCCTCGTCGACGCTCTCATACGAGTAGCTGATGTTATTCTGGTAGTCCAACTTTTCCTCCTCTTACCAAACACTTAATCCACGACGTTGTACAACAGCATCTTGGCCTGCTCCACCATGCCGACGGCCTCAAGCCGCGAGCACCCCGCGCTGCGATAGCCGACGCGGACCCTGTCCTCGCCCGGATGCATCAGCACGACCATAAGCTTGGCCGGGTGCTCGATCTCGCCGCTGTCGATCTCGCGCAGCAGCCCTATGAGCGTATCGCGCGCTGTCAGGAGCCGTCCATCCTCCTTGGCATTGGCCTTGGCCTCCGCGATGGAGAGCGGGTAGTCCGCGTAGCTCTCGGTCATAGATCCCTGCCCTTTTGCTCGTCTTCCGCGACCATCCCCACGAGGAGCTGTCGCACCAAGCCGACCCCTGCGTACATGCCGACCATGCGGCCGTATTCGTAGGGGTCGCGCCCGGCTGGTTTCTCCATCGCATCGCGGGCCACGCGGGCCTGCTCCTCATCGATGCGACGGAGAATGAAGTCCAGTGTCACGCGGGCGTCTTCGGAACGCTCGCGCCCTTGCCTGCCCCGGTGTCGGGCTTCTCGCCCATCGCCAGCCGCTTGTGCTGCGGGATCGCTTTGCTCGTGTCCTTAGCCATTGGTCTTGCCTCCTTCATAGAGCCTCTGGCGCAGGAGATAGCCCTCCAGCGCCCAGAGCTTGTTGTACGCATCGTGATAGGCCAGCTCTCGACCGATCCGGGCGTCGTAATTCTCTGGTGACGCGCAGGCTGACTGACCAACGGCCATGAAGCCGTTGGCGACTTCCAGCACGCAAAGCATCAGCGTGCCTTGCGGATAGTAGGTCGCGCCCACGATGATCGCGTCGAGATGCGCTTTCGTTACTTTCGGCGCGGGCTTCTCGGCGATACGCTCTTCCAGTGTTGCCATGTCGTCCTCCTCTTATCCGGGGTTCAGCCCGCCGCCGTTCTCGATGGCGATGTTGTCGCCCGAGAGCAGCTCGGCCTCGGCGATCTGGAGCGCGGTCTGGTTGTCCTGCTCGTTGATCGTCAGCTTGGTCTGGTTGTCCATCATGGAGCGCTGATCCTCGCTCTGCTGGCGCAGCGCCTCCTTCTGCATGTCCGCCTGCCGCTTGGCTTCCGCGTCGGCCGCGCTGGTCTGCATGCGCTTGTCCTCGATCTGGACCTTGGCCTGATCGGCCGCAGCCTTGCGCTGCGTCTCGGCCATGGCGACCTGAGCCGGATCGGCCGGGGGCGGCACGGGCGGGGCGAACTGCTGCGCAAGCTGCTGCATCTCGGCGAAGACCTGCGGCAGCTCGGCGAAGATGTCGGCAGCGGCCTCCAGCGCCTCGCGCGCGGTCTCGGCGAGCATGTCGTCGAAGGCCTGACGCGTCTCCTTGTCCTTGTGCTCCTTGATCGCCTCGTTGAGGTCGACCCCGGCCAGCTTGCCCGCCGCATCGGTCGCGGACTGGGCATACCAGAGCACCAGATGCTCCTTCAGGTGGTTGAGCATCATCGGCAGCAACGCCGGAGCAATCATGGGGTTGAGCCCGAACAGCGGGTTCAGCGTGTACATGATGTGCGCTTTGATGTGCGAGATGTGGTCCTGCTCCGGGAACGCGACGATCGGCCGCCCGAGCGACGCGGCGACGTTCTCGTTGATAGCGTGCTCCTCGACCGCCTCGGCTGCAGGGTTGAGCAGCTCGTCGGCTGCCGGGATCTTGAGCGTCTCAAGGATCCGCTGCTCGACCTTGCGCAGGTTGTACATCATCGGCTGGAGCTGCGCGCGCTGCGCCACGGCCTGCACCTGTGCGAAGCGCTGCGCCTCGCTGAAGATGTTCGGGTCGCTGACCGGCACCACGTCCATCGGGCCTTGGAAGTCAGAGCGACGGGCCAGCTCCTCGCCAGCCTCGCGCTCCACGCGCTCGTCGTCGAGGTAGAGGCCGTTCAGCCGGTGGAGCACGGTCAGCAGCCGGGCCATCGCGTTGTGCAGCCGGGTGTGGATCGCCGAGTAGACGACGAGGCCCTGCTCGATGTGCGCCAGCGTCGTGCCGACGGGTGCGTTCGGGTTCTGGTCCGGGATGTTGTCGAGCGCTGTGCGCACGACGCCCTTGCCCTGCTCGACGAGGAAGCCGAGGAGCTGGAACAATACCGGGCTCGGCTGGTTGTAGGGCATGGGCATCGCAAGCTTGCGGATGTCGTCGACGTTCAGGCCGCCTTCGATCTCGGCAATCTGGCCGGGCGCCACGCTCGTGCTCTGGCCGCCGACCTGCCCACCCTTGAGCTTCAGCATGCTTGGCGTGTTGTTGATGTGCGCGCTGTCGAGCAGCGCACGCAGCGCGCCGGTCGCGCTGCCCGCCAGTCCGCCTATCATGTGCGGCAGGCCGATCGGGTAGGCGCCGCGCCACGGGATGAACGGCCACTCGATAATCCACACGAGCGGCTCGTCGGTCTCGTCTTCCTCGGCCCAGTTGCGATAGACCGACAAGACCGTGTTCGTCACCTTGTCGATCGTGATGATGTACGGTGCGTCGCCGTCGGCCTTGTCGTCGAAGTCCAGCTCCATTGTGACGTAGACTTCGAACACGGTTCGCAGGCCGTCCTCATTGTACGCGCTCTGCTCGCGGCCTTCGATCTTGTCGTTGGCCTCGCCGCTCATCGTCTGCTCCGGCTCCATGCCGGGCGACACGAGGTCGACGTCGCGGTACATGCCGCTCTTGACCCGCTCGCGGTATTCCGCGCGGGTGATGAACTGCCGGTGCGCCTTGCGGTGGCTCGTGTAGAAGTTGGTCGCGGCGTACGGCAAGAGCATGTCGTCGATCGCGATGAACTCAAAGTTCGGCCGGTTCCGCTTCTTGTTCCAGCTCACCTTCATGTACTGCGCGCCGCCGAGCGGCAACTGCGTCAGGAGCTGCTCCAGCTCCCCACGCATCTCTTTAGCCTGCTCGGTCAACTGCCAGTTCATCAGCGCGGTCTTGCGCTTGGCCTTCGACACCTTCTTCTCGTCGGTGTCGCCGATGATCTTGTCCTTGACCGGGCCATCGGCCGGGAACAGCTCCTTGATCGCCCGCGCGCTGAAGTCGACGCACGCCTCAGTCAGCATCGGGTGGACGACCTTGCTCGCCCCTTCGAACTGCGCGCCGCCGGGTGCGTCGTCGCCGAGCCCGGTGCGCCGCAGCCCTTCCTCCTGCTGCTGGTCGCGCTTCTTGCGCGCCTCAGCATCCTTGGCGAGCAGATCAAGCAGGCCGGTCGCGATCGGGTTCAGCGTGCTGTCGGGCACGTCCTCGGCGAGGTTGGCGTAGAACTCGGTCGAGCCGGGCGCGCCGTCGTCCTCGCCGAGCTTGACGATCGCGCCGCCGTCCTCGGTGTCGACCACGTCTGCGGGCTCATCGTCGTTCAGCTCGATGAACTCGCCCTCGGCCATCTCGTCTTCATCGATCATCGCATGCCCCTTAAGCCGCGTACGGATTGCTGACCGGCGTCGATGGAGGCGTGTCCGCCTTCACCTGCGGTTTGGTGGTTGCATCTAGCAGTTTCTTGTCCATCAGCAAGCGCATTGCTTGGCTGACGCTGTCGACGAAGTCGTCGTGCTTGATCGAGCCAGAGCCTGCGAAGCTGCATATCTGCATGATCACCGGCTCAGCCCACGTCGAGAATTGGCCGGGCATCTTGGTGCTCTCCGGGATCCAGACGAAGTTGCGGGCGAACACGGGCGAGACGACGTGCAGCCGGGTGAGCTTGTCAGCCCGGCCCGGATTGTAAGGGTAGGAGATGATGCCCTCACGCTCCAGCATCTGGCGCAGCGAGATGCCCGACCCCTTGTCCTCGATCAGCAGCATGTCGGGCTTGCGGCCGGACGTCAGCGGCTTCGCGCTGCCGTAGAGCGGCTTGATCATCGCGGTGTCCACGTCGTCGCCGTAGGAGCAGTTCAGCTCCTTGCGCACGCGGATGATGAGGTCAGGCAGACTGAGCTGCTCCTGCCACGCGTCGAGCAGCATGACGTGCCGCTTCTTGTCGTGGGAGAAGATGCCCCAGACGGTACATGCACTGTAGTCCGGATCGTAGGTCTTCTTGTCCAGCGTCTTCTCGGTGAACGCGGTGTCCAGCGACATCAGGATGAACTCGAAGTTCGGCAGCGGCTTGTCCTTCGGCCAGCGGCGCAGCCAGCTCCGGCGGATGATGCCTGCCTCTTCCGGGTCGATCAGCTCGCCGTCCAGCTCCTGTCGGCCCAGCTTGGTGCCCTCGTACTGCGTCAGCTCATCGAAGAACGTCTGGGGCAGATGCTCCTTGTTCTCGTAGGTCGAACCCGTCGTAAGCACGGTGGCCGGCTTGGGCTGCACGAGGCGACGCACGATCTCGCGCGGCTTCGGTGTCGTCGTCCAGACGATGCGCGGCCGATCGCCGAGGCGCAGGCCCATCATCGCCATGTCCCACGTTTCCTCGGCGTACTGCCATGCGGCCAGCTCGTCGCCCCAGATGCGTGCGTGCTGCGGACCACGCAGTCGTTCAGGCTTCTCGGCGCTGAACCCTCGGATCGTCGCGCCGTTCGTCATGGTGATGACCATCTCGGAGCTGTTGTAGTGCTTGACCAGCTCTGGCGGGATGATGCTCAGCAGCCCGGCCGGGCCTTCGAAGCAGGTGTGCTTGACGTCGCTGAAGGTCGGCGCGATCACCGCGCTGGGGAGCGCCTCGGGATCCGTGTACGCCTCGTTCGCGATCCAGTGCGCGCCGAGCAGCGTCTTGCCGAACCCGCGCCCGGCCAGCACGCCCCACTGCGTCCAGTCCCCTTGCGGTGCGAGCTGCTTGGGTCGCGCTGTTGCAAGCCACTTGGCCTGCCATGTCAGATAGGCAAGCTCGTGCTCGTCGAGCTGCATCAGCTCGTCGACGCTCAAGCGTGCCAAGGCCTCTAAGTTGCTCACGTGAGACGCTTGACCTCGGCGAGCTGCATTAATGCATCCTTGAGCATCTGCGCGGTGTTCGCCTTATGCTCGACCTGCACCGGGTTCCCTTCATCGCCGCCCAGCTTGACCGTCTCGCTCCACCGCGCCTTGGTGCGCAGGTAGAACATCTGCGCCGCGAGATTGCCGCTCAGCGCTTTCTGCATGAGCGAGCCCGCGATGCGCTGGTCCATGGACGCCTTGGCGGTGTGCAGCTCGGTCAGGTAGTATTTGCGCAAGGTCATCAAGCTCATGCCGAGGATGCCCGCAGTGTCTAGCTGCGAAAGCCCCGCTGCAGTGGCATCGATCACGATCTGCCGATCGATGTCATTCACCTCGTATTTGGCGATTTTTCCGTTTAAATTCCGGGGGGTTGACGGCACTAATACCACAGGCCCGACCCGCGACTTTGAGCGCGGTTTTCCGCCCAGTTGCTGCTTTCCCATCGGATCTCCGTGCCTGCGCATGTTCTCAAGCTGCGAAATTGCAGGCATAACTTTACATTTTTGCAGCCACCTCCGCAAGCCCCGCTTCGCCCATCACAAAAGCCGCAAAAACATCAACATCATAGGTCGAAAAGGACACGCCGCCCGCTTCGAAGGTGTAGACACCCATTTCGTAGCTCGTTCCCTTGAACGACAGCGATATCCTGTGCAATCCCAACGCCTTGTCGCGTTGATACTGGTGAAATTCAGCACGGATATCCGCGTTGAGCGTGCCCGCCGCGCGCTGGGCCCTCGCCTCTGTCGTGTGCGTCGACAGCGTGCGCGGGCCTCTCTTGCCCTCGTAGCGCACACGCCAGCCCTTTGGGGCCTGCTCGGCCCAATACGTCTCAGCCAACCGCCCGGCCTCCCATCGATGCAAGCACGAGCTGGTGGACCAGCCGGTGCAGATTGTCACTGTAGACCGTCTCCCCGTCGATCACGACGCGGAACAGTCCTCCCTCCAGCTCCTCTATCTCCGGGTTGGCCCGGAGATAGAGCTGCTTGAGCGCGGGGTGGATCGCCACGACCCTCACCGGCTTTGCGCCGGGAGGATCTGGACGTCGCAGTAGTAGCTGCTCGCGCCTGCGGCCAGCTTGGCCGCGAGGTCTGCGCGGCCACACCAGCCGAGGTTGTGATAGACCTCGTAGTTGTAGTTCTCGGCCCGAGCCAGCGCTTCCTTGCGGTGGATCTCGACGAACTCTGCCTCGCTCGTGGCGCCGCGCAGGTTCTCCACCGCACGGGCTACTTCCTCGGCGACACGGCTCTTGTACTGCTCTTCGGTCTCCCGCACGCCGCGCGTCATGTAGATGCTCGCGCCGTCGGCATAGGCCTTGTAGAAGCTGTAGTCGGTGTTGAGGTAGGTGTTGGCGTCGCGCAGCGCGGTCGCCTTGCTGCGGCGAGCGACGACGCAGTGGGTGTAGACGCGGGCGCTGTTGCGGGTGTGCTCGGCGCCGTTTGCGTCGACTGCGAAAAACTTGGTCTTGGCCATGGGGTATCTCCGTTGTTGATGACACCCTTCTATAGGCCCTCTGGGCCTAAATCAAGTCCCTAATTGCATCCTCCGCACTTTTTTTAGCAGCCTTGCGCTGGGCATGCACCGGAGGCTTGATCGCGGGCCGGAACCCGCGCATCATCGCCTCCATCGCGACCGCTGCCGGGCCCGGCACCGGCACCTCGCCGTGGTACCATCGCCGCACCGTGCGCTCGCCATGCTTGTCCGGCAGCCGGAGCAGCCTCGCCAGATCGACGAACGAATAGTTCAACGCATGCTTGCAGGTCTGGAACTCTTCAGTCGTCACTGCAGCGTCTCCCCTTCCGGGACCGCAGCCAGCTCACGGAGCTTGAGCCCGACGAGGCTGGCCCCGTCGGCCTTGACCATCGCCGACAGCCGATCGACGAGCCGCATCACGCCCAGCTCGTTCGTCCCATCAAGCAGCGCGAGGCCCGCCGCCAAGCTCGCCAACGCGTAGCTGTGCGCCAGCACCACGACATCCGCCGGGTATTTCTGCTGCGCGTCGGCGAGCACCGGCACGTAGTGCGTGGCGAGCAGCTCGTTGATCTGCCCACGCACCTTCAGCACCGCCTCGCTTTCCGCCTCTGAAGCCCCTTCCAGCTCATCGAGCTGTGGCCGGGTGTCTATGTCGTCCATCCGTCGTCTCCCTTCTCCTTGGCCCCTCTGCGGGCAAAATTTCACTATGCGCCGAGGATCACCAGCACGAACACCAGCCCCGCCGCGATCAGCGCGAGGGTGAACGCCAGCTTCAGCGCTTCCAGAATTTTCCGTCCCATCGTCATCTCCCTCACCACCGCACGCCGCGCTGGTAGAACCACGTACACACCCCCGCCATGTCGCGCGGCTGCAGCTCGGCCAGCAGGCAGTGCAAAATATCCAGCGCCCGCTTGTCGTGCTCGTCACTACCCGGCAGCCCATACTGCAGCGCGCTGATCCTCGCATAGCTGAGCAACGCCAGCGGCGAGCTGTCTGCGAAGCCGACGGCCGCTCTCGCTTCCGCCACCAGCGCATTGAGCACCGCGCCGTGCGCCGGGTACCGTGGGTACGAGGGGTGCGCCTCCCCCTGATTTCCAACCTCTGCCATCGTCAAAATATCCTCTCAATCAATACCGGACATAATGTACGCTCCCCAAAATCCATCGGTCAAGCAGTTTCCAGAAAAAAGTTTCGCCGTACGAGCCAAGGGCAACCGCACCCCACCCACCCCCACCTAAAAATTTTTTACCTCATTTTTTCACCGCACCATGCACCGTGCACCATGCACCACCACCAACCCCCCTATAAGGGGGTGGGTGACGTGGTGCATAAGATGGTGCATGCACCACGTGCACCACGGTGCACCATGGTGCAGGATGGTGCATGGTGGCAACCAGCAGCTTGCAGTCACCATGTCCGGTGAATTTTTTCACACCCCCTATTGACCACCGGACAATCTGCCCTTACACCCCTCCCCCATCAACGGAGGACACCATGACCGCTTTTAACGCTACCACCACCGACCCCGTTCTGGCCGCCTCGTACACCGCAGGCAGCAAGACCCGTCCCGCGCTGCTGGACATCAGCAACATCTATGCCGGGCGCCGGGAGCACCTCTCGGTGCACGTCGTGACCGGCCGGGCCGACGCCCGCCGTCTGGCTCGCGACCTCGGCGCCACCCCTTGGAACTTCTGAAGGAGACCCACGACATGACTGACAAGCACACCTCGACCCGCGCCGAGCTGCGGCGCCTTGCGGCGAGCATCGAGATCCAAGGCCCGGACGCCGACGGCCTGATGTGGCTGGTCTTCCACGCCACGCCGGAGGTGCGCGGGAGCGCGATGTTCAACCTCGGCTCGCGCATCGACGGCATAGCCTTGCAGGTCGCCCGCCATTTCGAGACCGCGCGCCGCGAAGCGCTCGGCCTCCCCGCGCTGGAGGCGTGATGATGGTCGGCACCCGCAAGCCTCTCGTCCCGGAATGCCGGGACAAGAAATCCCGGGCCTTGGCGCGGGAGGCTCGGATCACCGCGCACCACGCGTTCCGCCGCGTCTTCAAAGGCCACACCAACCCGATGACGCCCAGCGTCCATGACTACGCCACGGTCGCGCGGGGAGGCCTGTACGTCGAGCTGTCACGCGGCGACGGGTTGAAGTGGGGCTCGGAGATCTGGGGCGTCACTGTCCTGAGCGCCAAGGAGCCCGGCGACAGCGAGCTGCAGCACGCGCTCTCCCGGCCGTTCCCGACGCAGGCGCTGGCGCTGGCGTACATCCTCGCGCTGCAGCGCTGGCAACCCGGAGATCCACCTGAAAAATTTTTGCCGAGGGGTGTTGACACCGGCCCAATGGGCCTGTAGACGTAGGCCATCAACAACGGAGACAGACCGTGACGAACGCAAAGCACACGCCGGGGCCTTGGGCCTACCGAGACAGCAAGATCGTTGCCATCAACGTGCGCCCCGAATGGGCGGATGAGGACGACGTTGACGAGCGCGTCTGCGTGGTCGATTTGTACGGTGCCATGGGGGGCGAAGATACCGCCGCCGACGCCCGCCTGATCGCGGAAGCACCTGCGATGGAAGACATGCTGCGGGACGTGCTGCCTTACATCAAGGGCTCAGAGGTGCTTGCAGTAGTAGAGGCGCGCATCCGCGACATCCTTCGCCGCATCGACCGGGAGGGCCGCTGAGATGGCCCGCAAGCTTGTCACGATGACCGTCACCGTATCGGCCCCGTCCGATTGCGCGGCAGCAAGCGCGAGGCGCGAGGTTCGCGAACTCATCAACAACCAGTGCAACTGGTCGCTCTGGCCGGAGGATATTCGCGTCCGCAAGATCCGTCCCGCGAAGATGGAGGCTAAGCGATGATCCCTCGCTGTCATATCGTCGCCAAGTGCGACGTTCGAGGCAATCTGATGTACGTCTTCGCCGTCTGGATGGACAGGCAAGCCGCTCAGTCGTGCGCCGACAACGCAAACGAATGGTACGGCCCCGACCATCCCTTGACCCCGTTGATCGTTCTCTCAAACGACGCGCTGTTCGAGCCGAGGCCGTTTCCGGTCGAAGCGATGCGGGGAGGGCTCTGAGATGACGCTGCGAGTGTTCTCGGCCTCTACGGTGGATACGGGGGCTACGTTCTACCTACCGGCCTCTGTGAAGCCGGGCGTGGCCCCCAAGCAGGATCAGGAGCCGCCGCAGTCCCAAGCACACTGGGTGCCGGTGCTGCGCGCTGAGACCCTAGACGGGGCGGGCCCTTGGGAATGCGGTGCCTTCCGCAGCGTGAGAAAGGTGGCGTCCGACGAGGGCTCAACCTCGCCGGACCAGCACCCTAGCCCGTACTGTGATCCGGGCCTCAGCGAGGTGTGGACGGCGCTGGTCAGCAACGGCGGCACTTCGGACTGGTACTTCGGCTTCACGGACGTGGATCAGTTCAGACGGTGGTTCTCGACCCCCGCACAGCGCCGCGCGCTGGCGGACGCGGGGGTCATCCTCGCCACCTACCTCGTCGATCCGGGAGACCTCCGGATCGGCACCTACCAGATCGTGTTCCGCAAAAGCCGGGCGGTCATCCGGCAAACTTACTGCACAACCACAGGAGATCAGTCATGATCAAATTTGACATCACAAACCGTTTTACTGGCGCTGTCCAGTTTTCCGCAAAGATTGACTGCGCAGAGGATGCGCCACGGTCGATCAAGCTGGGATTAGCTGTCCGGTGGGGGGTTAAAACGCGCGCCAACCTCGCGGACGCCAACCTCGCGGACGCCAACCTCGCGCGCGCCAACCTCGCGGGCGCCAACCTCGCGGGCGCCAACCTCGCGGACGCCAACCTCGCGGGCGCCCACCCCGCGGACGCCCACCCCGCGGCC